CATAGACGATCTGCGACTTGCCATCCTTCTCGGCCCTGCGTAGGTTTGGGTATCGGATGCGCAAGTTATTAGGCAAGATGATGCCTTCCGCGTCGTAGAACACACAACCATGCTGACCGAACGATAGTGGCTTATCAAACTTCTTGTTCATCATGTCCTCAAGCAGTCGATCAGCTTCATGCCATAGGTCAATGATCTTGTCGTTCTTATCTCGGTACACATCCACAATACGTTTACACTCTTCCGCATCAAGCTTGACATTAGGGGGTGTAGTGGCTAACGTGTGTTGTAACTTTAATGACCCAGTGCCATAGCCCAATCCCAAGATACAAGTTTTACCCACAAATCTCTCAATTGGGTCTTTCTTAGATATGGGTCGCTCATAGATACTGGATGCAAACACAGAGTACACATCTTCGCCATCTGCGAATTGTTTAACCACATCATCTTGTCCCGCAAGCCACGCAAGCACGCGAGCCTCGATCTGCGATGAGTCAGAGTTAATTACTAGATAGCCCTCGGGCGGGATGATTCCCTTCTTCAAGGCTTTCTTTTTTACATCACGGCTTGGCAAGTTCTGAAAGTTAATCTTGTCTGACCCCGACCATCTGCCAGTATGTGCGCCATAGTATTTCAGGGGGACAGGAATCATTCCTCTGTTGCGTTTGCCTATGTCGATGAAGCGTTGGATGCGCTTTTCTTCTAGGGTTGACTTCGTGCCGAGACGTACTGCGCACAGGTGTTGGATAAAAGTATCTTCATTCTCAGTTAACGCAATGAAGCCCTCATCCTTCTTGGCAAGTGCGGGTACTTCTTTGCCAGTCGTAGGACTGTTCTTGAGTGGCACAGTCACACCAAATCCTTCTAGCACCTTTGCAAACTTCTGATTGCTAGAGAGTTGTTTACGCACTTCTTCCTCGGTCGTGCATTCAAGCTTCTCCATCAGCGATGAGAGTAATTCGCTCTGCTCCTTGCGTAGATCATCAAGGCGTTGCTGAAGAGTCTCCTCATCCACATAAAGCATGGGGTGAGTGAACATGCGCAAGGTCATATCTATTAGTTTGAGTTCCTCCATTGGGAAACCCTTAGACATATTATTGAACAGTTGGTAGGTCAACGTGACATCGTTACGGCAATACTCTCCGTATTGCGCTAAGTCCTCGGGAGTAAAGTCCGAACGTGTCTTGTCGATAGCGGCAGTAACCTCTGTACCTTTCTCACCTATTCCATATCGGAGTGCGAGCTTGGCCAGAGAACCACCGACCTCCACACCATGTATAGCTCTCGCCATACATAGCGTGTCTAAGTAAACCATTGGAGTGATACCAAAGTGCCACTTCAAGATCGCGCCATCAAACAACGTGTTGTGGGCAAGCATCATGCTATTCTTCCAGTCGAATTGCTTTAGCCACTTGCGTGTTGCTTCGCGGTCTCCCGAGAACCATACTGGCTCACCAGCGTCAACCTGTACTGCAACCCCAATAACTTCAAACCGCGAGTCTCTGATGTACTCCTCCGTGGTCTGAGTTCTGAAGCCTAGGTCTTTGCTTGTGTAGTAGGTCTCAAAGTCAATGGTGATAAGGCTCATTGATTACTTAGTAGAGTTGATTTCGCGTGTCAGATACCATTGCGCTTTGCGTAGGTCTTCCAACTTGTTGCCCTTGTGATCGGCTCTTGTAAGATACTTAATCACATTACCAAGGTTGTAGTTTAGCTTCTTCGCTTCGATGAAGTCGATGGTCTCGATGCCACCTGCCGTGTAGTGAGGCGGTTGATTTACAAGATCAGGGGTAGCTGAAACTGTCATACGCTCGGGGGCTTCCATGCGAATCTTATTGATAGGTTTAATGCGAACCTCTTCCAACAATGCCTTAAAACTTTTATCCGTGGTGAGGGTAGTTAAGGGAACCGCCGGGGTAGTCGGTAAGCGCCCAGTTGTTTTAAGCTTGTTCTTGATGACGTACAAGTACTTTATGTCAATGCCTAATGCGGAAGATACATCGGCATGCTTAGCATCGGGGAACTTCTCATAGTGGCGACGAACTTTTTCGATTGTGGTGAGTTTGCGTTTTGTCATATAGACTTTCTTAAGTAAGGTTTGGGATTGATATAGTAAGGCTTAGTTTTTATTTGTCAAGTGTTTTTCTGAAAATATTTTTGTCCTTTCATAATATTGTTTAGGGAATGGGTCTTTCTTATCTAATAACTTTCTTAACCATTCAGCACCACCAAGGTGATTAAGAATCATGAACTGTCTATCTGACATTCGTACTTGTCTCCCTATGAGTGGCTCGGGCGGTTTAGGTCTTGGCATAGTTGTCCTTTTATATTCTTAGAAGAGTTGTGTTTTCCCCAGTAGCCACAATCGTGTAGCCCTCATCTTGAAACTTCAATACGGTGCTTGCCACTTCTTCTATTGGAGTTAAAGAGTTTGATTCAAACGAAATTATTTTTGCGGGGTTGCATTTGCCTTTCTTGATAACCTCTAGGTAGTTGGAAAGAATCACGCAGTCGTGACCCTCTGTATCTATCTTCAGCAGTGAGCAGTCGTCTACCTGATACATGCCAAACAAAGTCTCAACCGAATACATTGGAATTGTTTTGGATGTAAACGCATCAACTGGATCAATATTTTTAGACGTTAATAGTTGCATGACTGTGGGATGGTATGTATTGATATTGCTACACCCACGCACCCACCAAGGGAAGTCGTGCTTCTTTATCGTCTCCTCTGATAGGTAGAATACTTCTGCTACACCATCGTGATCTGATACGGCAGTAAGTACTTTGTGTACATAGGGCTTGGATGGTAATTTGTTTAGGTAATAAAGTATTGGGTCAACTGACAACCCAACTGAATCACCCGCACACTTTTGGATTACTGTGTCAAAGTCCGATGTACCTATCTCAATGAAATCGTATTTCATGGGTTTCCTTTCTTTCGTGCATGAGGTGCGATTGTTTTACTGCGGTAGTCGATGCCTGAAAAGTTTGCATACTCAGCCAATGTCCTCGCCTTACCTAGCCCATAGATGCCAAGGTCAGCGTTGTGCTGTAGTAGTGCGTTCATCCTCGCCTTAGACTTGTTGTCTAGTTCCCACCACCGTTGGTTTCTTTCTTTGTCAGAGTTGGGCGACCAATGAACCTCGCGATGTGTTGTCGCTACATCCCCTGTGCTATACAAGTGATAGATAGGTACATCCGTGGTGTGATAAATATCCCATCCATGTGTCCATGCACGCACAGAGAGAGTCTGCTCCTCGCCCTCAAAGTACAAGTGCGGGTCGTAAGGCACTTCGTATACGAACCGCCCATGAGTGAAGATAAAACCTGCCGCCATGTGAAAGCCTTTAACGGGCGTATCACTTGTAATCGATGCCGCAGTAAAAAGAATGATCGTGTTATCTTCTTTAAACTCAAAGTCATCGTTGACGTAGTTATACAGAATCCCATCGGTACTCCTCTCGGGTACAGGAACATCGTCAACCATCTTGAATGGATGTGGGTAATTAGATATAACAAACTTAGGCGACATTTGTGAGCAACGTGCTGCCGCTATGAGTAGTGTGTCATCCCACCCCTGATCAAATACCATGTGAGAGTCGATCTGCATGAACCACGCCTCACCTGAGTAGAGTGACATGGCAAGGGAACGCGCCCAACAAGCACCTCTCGTATCGCGTACATCTATCCCAACATACCTTACTTGGGATTTGATATCGTCAAACTTGAGTCGCCTTTCCGCAAAGTTTTGTTCTACTATTCCAAACCTCAACTCACTTGGGCGGCTAGCCTTTGCAAGCATGTCTCGTATGGTTTGTTCAAGTAGTCTGTCACAGTAGGATGCAATGCTAACAAAAATAGTCATGTTTCATTCCTCGTACGAAAATAGCAAATGATGCGGTTGTATCTCCACCGTTTTTCATCTTGTCAAACGCTTGCGCGACTTCTTCTAGTGTGGCGTTGCGTACATTGTTAGCATCTCTGTTGCTTATTTGTCTCTTACGCCATCCTGATGATTCATATTCTTGAATGTCATCGTCATCCATTGTTTTTCTCCTTAAGTAATTGTTGAATGCGTTGAAATGCCACAAGATAGTTACCTCGTTCAGCAATCTGACAGGCTTCCAAAAAGTTTTCTTGCGATAGCCCAACCCACCCACGTTCGGGCAAGGGATACCCTGATTGCTTGTAGGCTTCCTCACGCCATCGTTGCGCTCGTTGCTTGTTGTACTCACAGTTTGGACAATCATTCATACAGGTGCATCCTCATAGTTATCGGGGTTGAACTTCGGTTGTTTTGTTCCCTTGTCTTTTGGATTTGGGAATGGAGGGAAAGGCCATGTCACGCCTCCCCCAATGTGTTCAGTACGATTGCTCTGATCTTCGTGTAGGCTTCCGCTTTCGTGTAAGGCATCGCTAGTACATTGTCTATTTCGCATAGGGCATCGTAGTATTCTGTTGCTCGCATTGCATGCTGAAGTTTCTGCTCATCTTCAGGGTATTCAAATTCAAGTACGGCTTTCATTGGCGTTTTTCACTCGGGGGTGTCCAACCAAAACGCTTCCATGTATTTTGTACATTGGTTATGTTGGCGGGGATGTAAACAAAGTTTGGGTCTGACAAACTTGGGCGCACAGGCTTTTGTAGTTTCTGCGCGGAGATAGAGACC